TAAAATTATTAAAAATATTTCCAAACAAGTTATTGTAGAAAAAGAAACCGATTAATAGTATTTTTTTGCCTCTTCCTCTTCAATATGGACTTCTGGAGGTGCAACCCATTCAGAATAAGCCATAGCTTTTGTAGTTGGTCTTTCAAGAGCCAATAATTGTTTTAAAGCTGTCATTCTTCTCTCTAATGGGTTTATCTTAATAGATAATTTGCGTGTCAATTGTTTCCAACGCCATTCAAATTGTAAAGCTGCTTGCCAATCAGGGAATCCAGAAACATGTGCTGCTCTTACCCAAGTTTCACCTTTTGATACTTTAGCTCCTGTAGCATGTGCCCCACCTTTAATTTCCTTGTTATGCTGTCTAAGTCTTCGGTTAAGGTCAACTGTAGCTCCTACGTAAGTTGAACCACTACTAGAAACTAATAAATATACATAAGACATATTATATATGAAAATTATAATAAATCAAGAATTTTTCCTAGTTTTTGTATATTTATTATAATTACTAAAAAAAGGAACTCGTCGTTTTTGGAGGTGGCGATGTAGATGAATCCGACGAATCAGATGTCCCTGATGATGAATCCGCAACAGTAGATGGTGTAGATTTTACATTTGAACCAGAATAAATATTATAAGCTTCAGGAGTTACCATAGAGAACTTACAATCATTTGAAGGAGATGTGTAAGTAAAATTAGGTGTTTGACATATATTACACGCGGAACCGTCAAATGATAATCCTGGAATTGATTCAAAAATAGTATAATCTAAGGTATATGTGCCACGAGAGTTGCCAGAATTCATTCCTACTAAATAAGGATAATTTCCATTGGAAGGAAATGTTACATTTGTTCCGTCTGGATTATTAGATACGGTAGCACCACCATTACTAAGACACTTAAGAATTTGATTCTTCGATGGAATTGGTATTCCAACTCCATTACTTGGATTTAATGCTGAAAGTATTGTCGATTGTGGTAATGTATTTGTAGATATCATGTTATAGAATACTCTATTAGGAGCTATCTTTGGCCACATTTTTAATATTCCAGGATTTATTTTATTTACCTCATTTTTAAGATAAATATCCCAAGGCCATTCACCGTTTTCAATATAATATTTAGCTTCTTCTTCACTAGCAAAATTCATAATACTTTTACCATTAACAACCTGTATACTGCTGATAATAGTTGCTGAAGGGTCATTTGAAAGCATAATTTCATTTGTTTTTTTAATGAAAGCAGCTTGTATGTCTTTAGGCCAAACATTGTCATCTGGCAATGGTGCTAAATAATTATACTTAGGGTCTATTTTGGTGGTTGAAGAGGCAGATGAACTATCATCTGATGGTATTGAACTAAATGAAAATGGTTCAATCGTTTTAGAATAACTAATGAAAAATATGAATAAAATAGCAAATAAAAATATAAAAGGAAAATATTTGTTAAATTTCATTTATAATAATAAAATATATTAATTACATATTCTAGGTTTACAAATTATACAATTTTATAACAAATTTGCTTAAAAATATATCAAGTAGTTATACAAAAATGTCATACAGTAATAAATTAATTCAAACCCGTAATAGATTTTTATTAATAAGACATGGTGAGTCTATTTGGAATAAAGATAGCAAGTTTACTGGTTGGACAAACATACCTTTGACAAATAAAGGAAAAACTGAAGCATTCAAAATAGCAAGAGCACTTTCAGTGTATAATATTATTCCAAATGTTGTATTTACTTCGGTATTAGAACGGTCAATTGATACTTCTAATATAATTAAAAAGGAACTGCACAATTTGCATAAGACTGATATTCCAATATACACTTCATGGAGATTAAATGAACGCCATTATGGGTCATTAGAAGGAATACCGCGACAATATATTCGTGATATGTTTGGAAATAAATTTACAAAAATGATTCGCTGTAATTTTAGTATGAAACCTCCTATTATTCGTGATTATAATTATAACAACGATTTCCCTGTTTATAGGAATTGCTATTTCAAGAGCATAAAGTATGGAGAATCAAAAGAAAATGTGCTAGAAAGGGTTTTACCATATTATGAAAATGACATAATTTATACTTTAAGTGAAAACAAGTTTCCTTTGATTGTTACTCACAAACACACAGCTCGTGTCTTAATGAAACATTTATTAAAAATGAATGATGAAGATTTTGAACAATATGAATTTCCAAATAAAAAAATATTATTAGTAAACCTAAAAGATGATTTAACTTATGAAAATCATAAAGAAATAGACTATTCGTAATAGTTCTATTAAGTTAGATATTAGAATATCAAATAGATAAATTTTTACTCACTTTAGTGCAAAGTAATAAATTAAATAACAATATAATTTATATGAATAAAAAATATATTGTTTTACTGATTTCTATTATATTTATTTGTATTTTTATATTTTTATTTATGAATGTAAATTTAACAGGCAATGAAATACCTCCATTTCCTATCGATGTAGTTTATACTTGGAAAGGCGAGGAGGTTACCGATAACATAAGGTCGTCTTATAATCATGAATTAAAATATAGCTTACGTTCTATTGATATGTATGCTCCATGGGTAAATAAAATATATATACTAACAGACCATCCGAAAAAATATCCAAGTTGGATAAAAACTGATACAGATAAAATAATAATGGTCGATACAACGGAAACATTTCCAAAAACCAGTTATTTGCCAAATACAAATTCAAATTCGAATGCTATAGAAACAAGAATTACGAATATAAAAGGTCTTTCAGAACATTATATTTATTTTTGCGATGATATATTTTTAGGTAATAAAACAAAATATACCGATTTTTTTACACCTGATGGAAAAGCAATTGTTGACAAATACACTATGGAAACAGAATCAATATTAATAGATGAAAAGTATAATGTATTAAACATAAAGTATCCTCCATCCATTTGTAGAATGTATAAACATATTCCAATTCCTCAAATAAAAAGTCTTGTTATAGAATTTAATGAAAAATACGCAGAGTATATACATTGGATTAGAATTACCAAAAATAGGAATAGAAGAGGGTTTGATATATGTAAAAGCAATGGATTGAACACTCCTTGCCAACAAATTCATTATCCAATTTGTAAGTATATGTATTCAAAAAATAAAGCTGTATTAATGGATTATGATAACCCAAATATAGCAATATTTATTAGAAATAATCATTATAACTTATATCAATCATTAAATAGAGTAATAACATATAAACCTCTATTTTTTTGTATTAATGATGACCAAACAGATGTTAGCAAGAGAGATGCTGCGCGAAATATTGTCTTGGATTTTTTTGCTGTATATTTTGTAGATAAACCAAGTTTTGAAAAATAATATGTATATTTAGTTAAGTATGTAAATATAAAGTGTAATAATTTAAAGAAATAATATAAAACTAATGGTATAATTTATATAGCATGTCAGTGAAAGTAATAACCATAACAATAGCACAAGATATAAATATTCCAGATATAACTACTTTCTCTCCAGAAGAGAATTCACTAATGTTAAAAATAGGAAGTAGTTGTATTTTGGAAGGTCGTAAAGTGGTAGCAGGTCTTACACAAAAAGAAATTTACAAAAAAATAAAAGATGAATCTAAAGAAGAAATACAAAAAATGGAATTCGATATAAAACTAGAAAAAGAAATGTGTAAAAAAATGGAAGAGAGAATTACGAAAATGTATGAAGGACAAATTGATAAATTAGAAAAACAAATAGAAATAATGAGTAATAAATTAAAGACTTATGAGTTAGACAATAAGGATTTAATAAAAATAGAAGTAGACAAAGCTAAAGAGAAGTTTGAAATGTTGTTACAAGAAAAAGATATACAAAATAAATTAAACCGCGAAGTGTTTGATAAAGCGATTCAATTAACACATAAAAGCACGTCACATAAAGGGTCAGAAGGTGAGAAAACATTTTGTGAATACGCGGAAACATTTATGGATTTTAAAGGGTTCGAAATAATTGATAAACATACGCAAGGAGGTGAGGGCGACTTTCATTTACATTTTGAAGAGTTTGATGTATTGGCTGATGCCAAAAATTATAAAAAAAAGGTTCCAATTGACCAAAGAGAGAAAATCAAAAAGGATTTATTAAAGAACGAACACCTTCATTTTGCTTGGTTAGTTTCTCTCAACACTTCTATTGAGAAATATGATAAGGCTCCTATAATGTATGAATGGATTAACACAAGACAGTGTGTAGTTTATATAAATAACCTATCTAGTTTTGAAGACCCAAAAAAGATTTTAAGAATTGTTTGGTTTACTTGTAAAGAATTATATAAATTAATTGAAGACGTTAATTTTGATGAGACTGAATTGACAGAGTTGAGAGAAAAGAATTTCAAATTAATGGATAAAGTAAAAGGTGTAAGAAAGACAATTAGAGAGATTAATACATCTATGAACGCAACCCGAAATTTAATTCAGGTTATGGATGACGAACTAAGGGGTATATTGGAGGCTGAAACAAATGATATAGTTGCTTCTAACTTTTCTCTCTTTGATGATTGGTGGGAACTAAATATAAAGAAGACAAATTTTGAAACATTGGTTTCATCTACTGATTTATGGAATAGATTCAAACAAGAAAATAAAATCCTGATAAATGAACTGAATATATCAGGTGATAAATTTAAGCAATACATAAAAACAAAGGTGCCTATGACAAGTATTATATTGCGAAGCAAAAACGCAAACTCAGCTTTTGATATAAAAGGATTAAAATTGAAAGAACTTGAAAATAATGTTGTTGAAGAAAAAATAGAATTAGAATTGGACGAGGAAGTGTTGAAAAAGAAGAAGATTGTTAAGAAATTAAAATAATGTGTAAATACATTATTTCGCACGTGGCTATGATTTTTATAATAAAATAATATAAAATTTAGTTTTACATTATTAATAATGACAGCAGAAAAGTTTAATATATTAGAATGCTTTAGTGAAAATATTGAAAATTTAAAATTATTTACAGATTATATTTATGTATTGGAATTAGTTGAAGAGAGATATTATATTGGAAGAACAAGCAATATTTTAAGACGCATAGAAGAACATTTTACAAACAATGGCGCAATATATACAAAAAAATATAAACCATTAAAGGTTATAGAGGTAGAAGAAGAGAAAACAGTTGAAGATGAAAAAATAAAAACAATTTTTTACATGGAAAAGTATGGTTGGGAAAAAGTTAGAGGTTCTTATTGGTGTTCTCTCGAAATAAAAAATCCAATTAACAAAAATAATAAAAACATTAGAAAAATATCTTTAAAGGATAAAGAAGTAATAAAAATGGATGGAGATGAAGACATAGAAACGATGTATTGTTTGGAAAATAAGAATATAATTGAAATAGGAGAAAAATTAAATAGAACTCCAGGTTCAATAGCTTATAGACTTGAAAAAATTGGAATAATAGAAAAAAGACAATATTCTAAAGGTTACAATGAATACATAATGAGTGATTTATATAGAGAAGTATGTAATAATAAAAATATTAAGAGAGGAGCACAATATAGTTTAAACAAAACAGTAAAATGTGTAAAAGAAGATATAAATGTTATTGTAAAAGAGATTACTAATTTGAAGGTAGATGTTACTTTTATAAAAAATAAAATTATAGAGCATTTTTGCAGAGGTTAATAAATATTTTATATTTAGGGAAACGCCTACGGCTAGGGTTTACCCGTTTCCCTAAATATAGCAACTTCGGCGACGCCTTTAGGCGTCTATATGACACACATTGAGCGCAGATTTTAAATTTTATAATACTTTTTGATGACAAATGTAAATATATGATTTTGTCATAAAAATATTAATATCTTGACAGCATTTTGGTTACAATTTTAATACCAAATTGTGGCGACTTTGTTAGCAAATAATACTAAATATATAATAATACTATTTGTGACGATAATATGGTCTGACACCTAGCAACGAAGACCACATGCCTTACTGATTATGGTGTCTGTGACGATGAGACCATAAGGATATCAAATAAAAATCCAAAATTGTGACCATAATGGTAACCCAAATGAAGCTAAAATATATAAAATATTTGTGACCATAATAGCAGTCATAAGTCCAATAGATGACAATGTGATATCATATATC